GTGCGATTAGGGTTTAAACTCTCCTTCAGAGCTGTGCCTGGCCTATGCAGGATCTGGCACGGTATCTAGGGCAAATACGAGTGGTACCCCAATAAAACAGAATAAATTATAATCAGTACCGACACCCGCGTACACATCAAAACAACGCTCGCGTGGTGTATTACTTAACAGGGCAGACGCTCTAAAATTATAGCCGTCAGTCTGGCTTTCGTCATAGTCTGCCCCGGCGGCACCTTTAAAAGTATCTAACATTCTATATCTACTATACATTGGTACTTCAGCAGACAAACCTGTCTGCGTCAGCTGATTAGTTAAGCACATGCCTCCCCACCCGGTGGCACGCTGATTATTATACCATTCTTTAGTGGCAGCGCCTCCTACGGCGGAGTCATAGCGGTCCCAAAACCTGGAGGTAAACAAACCATCGCGAGATCTCTGAATCACCATGTCGCCTACGGCAGCCTCGTCCATCATATTATATTTATATCTGTAGGAACCCCTCTCACCCAAAAAGCAAATACGCATCCAAGAGGAGGGACACCAATTAACAAAGTTATAACGCCGCGCCGAAGTATCTACATTAAGGCCTACTGGGTCGTAGCCCGGCAGGGGGATTTGACGCGGCTGATTCCAATTGTACACTCTATATTCATTAGCAGGCGACTCTTGCGCTTCAATTCTCCTGAATAAATGAACCATTCGCCGCATCAGAGGCCTAAGCGACTTCACTGTTTCACCCATAGTGACCATGCCTATAAGATCACGCTTGTCACTAGGGTTAGCAAAGGCCAATGATTTATGTTCATCTGCTACGGGAGTCCCCACAGCCGGAGTAGACTGTACATCAGCGAAAGAGCTGAGTTTCCAGACTGCGTGGGAGCACGCGACGACAGTTTGACACTAGGTCCTATCGGCGCCGCGAACTGCGTATTATCACCAGCATTAAAATAGAATAGAATAATTGCGTCGTCCGAATCGTCCGGGGAAGACAACTCGGTCTCTACGGATAAAGTAATAATACCATTTCGATAAATATCGTCAAAAGCTAAAGGTGCGGACCCCATCTGGTAATATTCGTTAGTGGTGTTATCTCTCCGCGATTGCTTCCACATATTGTCGTTCAGCCATGGTGCCGTAATCGTAACCTCTCGATCCACTGAGATATCGATCACTTTCGAAAGCTGAGTGACCTGGTCAACAGAACTAGAGTCCTGATTTTCCCAGGACAACAACAAACGTCCTCGGTGGAAGTTGCTCGCGACGATTTTAATAGTTAGCTGAATGTCTCCTCGCCAATACTTAAACATGTGTGCCACGTGGGAGAACGGCGTACGCTGAATTTCAACATAGCCGGTTCTCGCATTAGTACTTTTTACACCGGGCTCGCATGCTACAGCGGCAAGTTGCGTCCCGCGCGAATCGGCAGGTTTCCATGAGTAGGCGTCAAGATAAGTACGTCTGGTGACCAGGCTGGCCACCGTCAGTTCATCGGTTCCGTCTAGACCCACTGTTCTACTATCCACAGTAAGCTCATTCTTAGGATCAAGAGTAAGCTTTGCTGTAGGGTCACTGATCTCAGGAGAGGCCAGAGAGTGGAACGGCATGTCTTTAAACGGCATGACATTACTCAGGACGACAGGATCGGAGTAGCCATAACTTCTCGCCACCTCGGCTGAGGATTCAGCCGCAACTTGGGTGGCTAGCATGAAAGGCTTGAGAGGAGGAATGAGCCAGCCGACCCAACCCGCCATGGTCGATACATTGTCGGCTGTTGTAGAAACAGGAGCTTTACCGTACTCATCCTCTGTCCCCGTGACCCACGCCATACCGCGCCCAACATTATCTGCTGCGGTTTTAAAACTGCTCTGAGGCAAGGCGTGCGAGCTCAACGAGCTGCCACCCTCCACATCCACAGAAATAGAATCATAAGGGTCATCTTCCCATACTTTATCTACAAGGCGGTTGAGTTTCCGTTTAATGTCCCTGATCATTAGGCGTCGAGCTCGGCCCGAGAACGGCATGCACTGCGGCATGAGATCCTCAGAAAGAGCAGCAACATCCGTCAAACCATATAGAGACACATCAGACATCCAAGCATAGAGAGTCATCGAAATCGTGGTCTCGCCGGCTCCCTTCGATACACGAAGGAGGGGAGTAAGCGAAATCAGATCCAAGGCTCCCATACTCTCAAATTCCTGAAGGTTGGCAACTCTAATAGCATTTTTCTTACTAATAAACGGTAATTTCATTTCAAAACCTTGACTTGTATTTATAGAAGCATAAGCATGAGGTCGTTGTGATATAGTATTAAGGTATAATTTATTAGGTACAGCTGACAAGGGTTGGCTAACAGACTTCTCCATGCCATATAGTGTGTACGGCCTATAAGCCGCCATAATTTCCCCATAACAAAAGGGGGTACCATTAACTACTAGCTTAAGATGTAAATTTCCCCGTAAATATGAATAATTCTGTAGTTTATTTTTAATTTTAGGGTTATTAGCAAACAAGTGCCATACAGCTATATCCTGGTGCTTTAAATACACACCACCGGCGGACGACCAAGTATAATTAGCAATAGGAACAGGCCTCTCTAGGAAAGAACCGAGTCCAGCAATATCAGAAGTACCGTCGGCAAAAGTGGGGTCAGTAGTGTCTTTGTACAAAAGGACGTCTCCAGTGTTAGCATCATTAAAAGTAATTTGTTGGTGATCAGTTTTCTGAGGGGTGTCGTCCAGTGTATTTACATGAGTACGAACCATATCACGCTGAGAAGCGGACATAGTCCTCTCGGAGATATCTGACATGTTATTGGTAGAATCTTTAGAATCTATTGATATATTTGTGTTGTTAGTTGTAGAAGCAGGTAATATTAAACCACCGGTGCTTACCCAGGCACCGGGGCGCTTTGTGGTAGTTGGGCACGCGAACCCAAGGCTAAATAGCCTTCTCACGCTGGCTCTGTCGCATATGAGGTGAAACACCACTTGATTCACACCCACGGATCGAACAGAATACCCTCCGGTTTTGGTTAGCCGCAACACGAGGTACCAGAGGACCCCGCGGAGGACATTAGTCCTCCAATTTGGAATTTTCTCGCCACTGCCGCACAAGCGACTCCCAAGAAGGGAACGTGGACTTTTCTACTAGACCTGAAATATTAAGTTGGTCAATAACTTTTTTAAGCATCTGTGTCTTTTCTTCGAAAACATCTCTACCGTGGAAAAAATACTCCCGCACGGCACTAGCACAACATGCAATAAATTGAGCTTCTTTAGTGATAGTTTGAGAACGAACATTTACAAGTAGCGACCTTTCAATAGAGGCCAGCTCTAAAGGTGCGGCATAATCACCGAGTTCTTCAGAATATACAAATTTACGCTTTAAAAAAGATATTTCCTCTACTGGAATAAATGGTACGCTGTCCGCATCTTTATCGGCCATAGTATAAGTTACACCGACACTGCTTAAGGCCTTAGATATAGCCGTATGATTAAACCATGGGACGAGTGGGCTAACACCCATAACGTTATCGTCACCGTAGGTCATAAGAGCGACGTGATTGTCAAACTCCGAAACCGGCATCTCATCTTGGATCATCATCCAGGCACAGCGCATATAAAAAGCATTAACAAATCCATTAATAATAACAGTAAGGGGATGACCAGACGGATTACTTCCGAAAAACTCTACTAGGTCACCAAAATAATTAGTTAGCGGGAAGGCCGAGTCTTCAGCAACGGTCCTCATAGCGAGGATATCCTCAGCATCAAAATTGCCAGACCATTCCGCGAGATCTATAATAAGTTCATAAACAGCTTTAATAATTTCGGGCGACATATTCTTATCAAATTTCTTATAGTCTCCGGCCACCATAGTCTCGGTGCCGAACTTAGTAATATAACGATAAATATCACCCCACTCGCTAGATTGGCATCTCGTCCCTGGGCCGCTCTCGAATAGGATGGTGTTGTGCTGCACTAAGCGTACAAGCCACAATAAATATTTCCTTACATTAAGGCCCCAGACAATAGGGCTTCCGCTAAAAACGCGGGTATTACCTTGTTCAATCTTCTCAAAGGGTCTGGGTTCGTCTTTTAGTGCGGCATTAAAAACCGGGTGAATTCGCTCTCCTTTGCGCATGCGCTGTTCAACATCAGCAACAATCGCAGCAATTTCTTCTATAAACTCAACACGGTCACCGCTAGTGAATACCATAAAATTCATTTTCTTACTATT